CATTCTTACAACGTCTGAACCTGTAATTTCTGACATATCTAAAACTTTAACTTCTGTTAAGTCACTAGAAAGTGAAGTACCAAAGAATGCGTTAGACTTTTGACCTGCAAACATTACGTTATCCGCTACACCTGGACAAACTGCAATTTTAATACCTTCAAATTCTGGAGTGTACTCACCCATATGGTTAAAAGGAAATGCAGATAAAGCAGAAATTGCAGAAATGTAAAATCTGTAAGTTTTCTTGTTCATATAGATATATAAATCGTCTTTACCGTAAACAGACGCTGGTATATCAGCTGCTAAAGTTCCTAAGTTAGCAATAATGTTAGCTGCTGTATAAGCTGCAGACGCTGACGAAGTAGTCATACCTGTAGCAGATAAAGCGTTAAATTGTCCTGAAGTAGACGTGTTACCTTGCCAAATGTTAAACTCGATACTGTCTGCAATACTATCTGATAAGTAAGTCATTGCATACGCTACGAAATCGTCCATTTTTTCGTACGACCAGTCAGATAACATAGTTTTTTTACAAACGTCTATATTAATTTGAAATGGTTCTACTTCTAATACTTGTTCTGTTAGTGTTAGTGTTGCAGAATTTTCAGTAAAGTCACACGTTGCGTCTTTTACTAGGTCTGATCCTGCTACCTTGTTAATTACCTCTTTGTAATTTACGTTTTCTCTAACTGTTAAGTACTCTAAACTATCTGCTGCTTTTAAAGCCGCATTTACGTATAGTCCAGCGTGTTTACCAGCATAAGAACTTGATGTAATTGTTAAAGCCATCGTTTTATTTTTTTTAGTTATTATTTAAGTTATATAAGAATTTCTCTTGTCTTGTCATTTTTCTGTATTCTACAGGTGTTACGTCTTTTTTGTTAGTCGCAAACTTGTTTGTAGTTACAGGATCTGCAGCTGGTTCTTTACTTACTGCTTCTAATTGTGCACTTAACGTTTCTTTTTCTATTTCTAAAGTTTCGTTAGTGTTTTTCATTTCGTCTAACTCTGCAGACAACCTACTAACATCGTTTCTAACCTCAGCTAATAGTTCTTTAATTACTGCACCAATTTCTGCAATAACTTCTTCTTTGTTAAACTCAATTTCTTCTGTAGTTTTAATTTTCTTAGGGTGTCTTGCTTCTTCTACTTCTGAAGGTTCTACAACTTCTTCTACAATTTCTTCTTCCATTTCTACCTCTTCTTCGTCTTTGTAGTCTTCTTCTTCTTTACGTGCTTCTTCTTCTTCTACAACTGCAATTTCTGCAACTAAACCTTCTTCTTCAACGGTAAAACTTGTACCGTCTTCTACTTCGTAATTACCTACAGGTAACGGCATAGTAGTACCGTCTTCTGCTAATATAGATACGTCTGCACCTGCAACTAAATCGTCTGCAGATGAAACGATAATAGTACCGTCTGTTAGCTTCGCTTGGTACTCTAACTTAACTTCTACGTCTTTTTCAAGACCTAAAGCTTTTAAAATTTGTGTTTTTAAATCCATTTTTCTATTGTTTTATACTATATAATATATTTAATTGTGTTTTATTTGATTTTTCCTTCAACTTTTAATTCATTATAAGCTTTTACTATTTCTTCGTCTGTATACGTAGGTTTACTTAACGCTTCTAATTTGTCTATAAAATAACCTTCTATACTTAAACCTTTTATTTCACCTGCTTTTATTCTTTGCCAAAGATCGTCGTTTTCTATTTTCATTTTTACAAACCACGTACCGTTTGCTAGATCAAAACCGTATAATTTACTTTTGTCCTGGTCACCTTCTTTAATCCAACTCTCTACAGTTAATACGCCTGCTACTCTTTGTTCGTGTTGGTATGTTGCTTTGTGATGGTTATTGTGTTTTAAATAACTATATGCTGCCTTCTTTACAGTATCTTTACTGAAATATACGTAGTATTCACTGTCTGTATTTGCGTCGTATCTATATATTTGTTTGTTAGGTATAAGTGCTGGACTTATTAACTCTCTTTTTTCTTCGTCTACTTTTGCAAATGTTAAATTATTCTTAGACTTGTTAAAGTATACAAAATCTACTTCTATAGCTGGACTTGTAACTAAACTAATTGCGTCTATTGCTAAAGCTTCGTTCTCGTCACTTATAACAAGTTCTGTAATTTTTGTTGTTTTCTTACTCATTTTAGAAATTATCTATTAACTTCTGTGCTTCGTCTAACTCGTCTTCTAAATCTTGTAATCTTTTTTGTAATGTTTGTACTTCTGATGGTACGTCTATACCTAAAGCTTTTATTCCGTCTAAAAGTTCTTTTAACTCAAATTCTGCGTCGTTGTACGCTGCTGTCATATCAAATCTAACGATATCTTTTGCTTTTACAAATTCAATTTGTGCTTTGTCTATTGCTTCTTCTACAAACTCAAGAAGACCTGCGCCCCTGTCTATAGCTTCTTCTATATCGTCTAATTTAGATAATTTAACTTCAATTCTTTTTTTAATTTTCGTTAACCTTAATTCGTTTAACTCTTTGCCTTTTTTTAAGTTTTCTAGGTATTTATTTTTCATTTGTCTTTGTTTTATATTATATAATATAATTTATTTGTACTTATTTTGTTTTTAAATAGTACTTCTTCTATTTATGTCTGCCATTTGTGCTTGACTGTCTGTAATTTCACTTTCTACTACAAACGCTTTTACAGGTTCTTGTTGTATATTTCCTAATTCAAAAGCTCCTGTACTCGCTGGTATCATTTCTTGTACGTCTGTTTCTGTACCGTTTACACCACCTATTGTTTCGTTTCTAATACTTGCTATTTGTGCTATACCCATTGCTCCGTGTATAGCTGCCTGTGCAATACCAAAAGGTGCTGGTATATCTGCTAACGCCCTCATTATACTTTTACCAGTTAAAAATGCAGTTTCTGCTATAGCTAACTTTTTTTGTATTTTTTCATTTTTACCACCTAATTTTTTTGCAAGTTCAAAACCTTGTTCACCTAAACCACTTTTAAAATCTGCTATTTTTTGTTGTCTTTCTTTTTCTTCTTCTACTGCTTTTTCCCTATCCGCTTTAATTCTGTCACTTTCTTCTTGTTGTTGTTGTGCAACTCTGTCTGCGTGTTCTTGTAAATATTGGTCGTATGCTTCTTGTTCTTTATCTAATTGTGTTTGTAACCTTTCTAACTCTAAAGCGTCGTATTTTTCATTTATTAATAAGATTTGTTCTCTTGCGTTTTTTGCGTTTTCAACTTGTTTTAGTGCTATTTGTCTGTCTTGTTCTATTTTTGCTGCTGCTCTTTCGTCTTCGTCTTCTATTCTTAATAACGCTATTTCTTGTTCTAACGATCTTAATTGTTCTGCTTCTTTTTTTCTTTGTTGTCTTCTTTCTGCACTTCTTTGTTTTCTTCTATTCGCTCTTTCTTTTTCTTCTTGTTCTTTTTGTTTTTCAGCTGCTATTTCTTCTTTTACTGCTGCTATTCTTTCATCTAAAGTATTAATGTTATTTTGTAGTGTAGTCGTATTATTTTGTAGTGTTATGGTATTTTTTTGTATTATTTTTTGACTATCTTTACTAAAATCACTTAAATTTTCTAAATCTTCTGCGTTTTTATTTAGTTTTTCTGAATTTTCACTTAATGCGTTGATATTGTCATTAAGTTCGCTTCTTAACTTTACTAACTTTTTTTCTGCTTCTGTATTTGCTGCACTTACTTCTTGTTGTAACTTTCTGTTTTTTATAAATTCTTCATTTTGTTTTGCTAATTCTCTATTTAGGTTTGCTTGTTGTTTTGTTACATCGCTTGTAGCTGTAGCCCATTTATATACCGCTACACCAATTGCAGTTATTGCAACCACTAAAGCCCCTATACCTGTAGCTATAATAGCTAACTTTAACAACTTTAATCCTACAGTTGTAAGTTTTATTGCACCTGTAAATACTTTTTGCGCTGTTGCTGCTACTAGTGTAGCGGCTGCACTTGCTTTTGTTATTACTAAACCTACTTTTGATTGTGCTATAGCTAATTTTTCTACAATAACCCTTTTAGCAGTTGTAGCCATTAATGCGGCTTCTGACATCATACGTACACCCATAGCTATACTAATAGCCGCTTGTACTTTTACTTGTATTTTTTCTAATTGTTCGCTTTCCATACCTGCAAGTGCTAAAGCTCCTTGTGCTACTGCAAAACCCCCTGCAATACCTTCACCCATCTTTAAAAAAGCTTCTGCTTTTTGTTGTGGTTCTAACCCTTCCATTTGTTTTTCAAGGGTTTTAACTTCTGAACTTGCTTTTTGTATTTTTGTAGCTAACTTATTAAAGGCGTCACTTCCTACTTCTACTTCTTTTATTGCCTGCCTTGCATCGTCTAATTCTTTTTCTAGCTGTCCTAAAGTCTTGACTGCTTTGTCACCGCCTTTTAAATTTAATTCTAATTCTACTCTTTCTGCCATATCTTAAAATGTTACTGCGTTTGTTTTATTTATATGTAATTTTACTACTGCGTGCCACTGACAATTTACGTTGTTTTGTCCTGCTATTTGTATTTTTAATGTATACGCTGTACTTGTGTCTATTGTTTGTGTTCCCAAACTACCTGTACGACCTAATAACCTACTAATTTTAGCGTTGTGTGTTAGTGTTCCATTATCTGCACACCTAATTGTGCCGTGGTACTCGTAAGTTTCGTAGTTGCCTGGTGTTCCTGAAGAACCACCCGTAACTAAACCACTTAACCAAATTTCGTATGTCGTTACACTGTTAGCTGGTAGTAGTATTTCGTTACTTCTTACATCGTCACCTTCTATATACAAATCTACGTCTGATGTACTTGTTGTTTTACCAGACACTTGTAGTACGCTATATTGTAATAAACCTGCTTCACTGTTAAAACCACCACCACCTATACAAAATTCGCTGTCGTGTGTTATTTTACCCATTTTACCTGTTAGTAAACCGTTATTTTTTTTATGGTCTACTATATTTTGTTCACCAGTTATAACAATATTGCTATTTCGTCCTAAAGTTTTATTGTTAGAACCTGTTATAATACTATTGTCTGTTTTTTGTGTACGGTTACTAGATCCAGACAATTTATTTGTAGACTTGTGTACTTCACGTTCTAGTTGTGTATCGTATACAAACGCTTCGCATATACCTAATTCTTTATTGTATTTATAACCGTACGCTTCACAAGCAACTTGGTTAGCTTGTACAGGTGTTGTACCGTCTGTAAAAAAAACTTCACCTGTTTTTAATACTTTTAGTGGTTTTATGTTAAATCCTTTTTTAAAATTCATTATCCTATTAGTATAAATTCTACTGTACTTAATTCGTAAGGTTTGTAGTCTATTTTATTTACTCTATATTCTCTATTCTTAATTCTTATTTTATAGTAAAATTCAAAGTTTGCTATGTCTGCCGGTGTTAAATACAATTTCATATTTACTATTCTAGTGTCCGGATTGTACAACTCGTCGTAATAGTTAAACCAATACAAGTTGTATAAATTGTCTACAGGGTTATTACCTATATTACCTATAAGTTGTACTGTTTCAAAATTATAATCTTTAGTACTGTTTGTTGTAGGTACTTCTGTTAAGTGTGAAAATTGTAAAAAATTAGTTCTGTCTTGTGCTGCTTCACCGTTTTGTGCTGGTACTTTTATTTTACCTGTATCTATTGTTTTTTGTCCTATGTTATACAGTATTCTAGGTTTATTGTCGTATGCAAAGTATTCACCGTCTTTTTCTTCATATATTACCGGTATTGTAAGATCGTAACTAAAGTTATCAAATACAGGTTTGAAATATGTAGCACTAAATAAAGGTGTTTCTACTTTTTCTTCACCTTCTAATAGTGTAAAGTCTGTATTTTCTCGTTCTGCTTGACCGTATGGTCTTTGTGTACTTGCTTCGTATACTCCTAACGGGTAATCTTTTTCATCGTTTTTATATCTTAACTTTACGTTTTTCTTTAGTTTTAACGGTTTACTTTTGTGTTCTGTTATATCTACTTTGTCTGTCCACGTTAGCA